TTATCCTTTTTTATTATGCTTTAAATACTTGAACCTGACCATGGTCGGCACTAATCTTATCTGAAGATGGAGCTCCGTAAGCTAAAAATCCATTATTAGATATTGTTATTCTTCTGGCATCTGAACTATTAGCTCCACCACCATGAGCAGTGTTACCTGTATCTGCTTGAAGTTGATCAAACAAGCTATATGTATTGGAGCCATTTTTTTTGTATACATGTACAACGCTTTCAATAGAATTGTCAAATGTAGTATCCATTACTGCAATGTAGCTAGCATCTCCACTTATAGCAAGTGCTGCACCAAATCGTCTATATTTGCTAAGACTGTCTGTACCAATATTTGAACCCAACCCAGTTGTTGGAGCTTCTAATATTTGAATTTGACCCCAATTATTTCCACTTAACTTATATACATATACTTGACCTACACCAGGTACTCCACTACTATGATCACCCTTTTGTTGAGTAATAACACATGTATCTGTATCACTCATGCGTACAGCATCTCCAAATCTACCTTCATTATTCGTAGTAAGTGAACCTATGATGTATTGTTGTTGAGTAAAATCTTTTCTGTTTATATTTGAAGATTTATAAAAATACACAACACCTCGATGCTTTTGATCATCTCCATATTGAACACCATTATACGTAGCTGTTGTAAAAGATGTACCCATTCCTATAGCTAACCATTCAGAATTAGCAGTCATTGCGCATCTTGCAATATTTGATCTTGTTTGTGCAACAAGCCAACCATTATTTGGTTCAGTTGAAAAATCGATAATCTGATAATTAGATGCTCTGTTTTCAATCCTTCCTTGTGAATCATCTATTTTCATAATTTGAAATATAGGACCTCTTTGGGTTCCTCCTTTATCATGACCAAATACAACACATTGGCCATTATTTGTTCCAGTACCTGTGCCCATACATACTGATTCTCCTGCATACATATATGCTCGAGGATTTTGATTTGGTTCAATAAAATGATTCGGATTTTGTATTCCTTTACAAAATGTCCATGTACTACCTGATCTTTGTAGTATTGTCATTGTTCCTCTGCTTGCTTGGCCTTGAATAGTGGCATATGGATCTGCTACTAGCAATCTTGTACCATCAGCATTCATTTGCATTCCCATTCTGCCAAATGTATTATTAGGACGATCACTTGTTTGGCTAGGATGTGCATTGTCAAAGTCTATATGATCAACTGTTGTTTGATGTGTCCATGAATTTGTTGTACCATCACTAGTCCATATATCAATATGTCCACCACTACTGTTAGGAGTATTATAAAATTCTTGAGATGAAATTGCTAAATATTTTCCATCCATAGAAAGTACAGCATTCATACCATATCTAGCTTTATCCCCAGCTGCAGTACTGGTCCACTGATTTTGAAGAAATACACCACTATCAAAACCTACATTAACATCTAATGTGATGGATGCACTTCCAATACTTGTACCATCTGTAGCATTAATTGATAAAATACCACCTGATAATCCACTTTGACCAGCTGTTACTGTGACTGTATTATTACCAGTATGATGAGATATTGAAACTTGATCAGTATTAGATATACCTGTGTTTGATGTTGTAACAGTTACTGGTGTTCCTTCAGGCTCATTAACAGTATATGTTATATCTATTGTTTCAGCTGGTGTAAATGATTTTGAACTTATACTTGCTGTTACTGATGGAGTTAAATTGACTGAATCTATTTTTCTCCAACCACCAGCATAAATATACAAATTATCTGTTTGAGTCACTAAAGCATGTTCTCCAGGTTGTATATTAGCAGCTGTAAGTTCTGCAGAAGTAGTAGGTAAAGCTGCTTCAGTCGCAAATACTCTTACCTGACCAGATGCCATGGCGGTTAGATTTACATTAGATGTAGATCCATCTGCCTTTGTAAATACAAGATTACTTCCAGATATTGCTGTAGATGTTAGAGATGTGTTAGTTGTTGGAACAACATTCTCAAATCTTGTATTTAATGTCTGTCTAGTCCACACATTCTTTGAAGCAGAATATACAAACTTTGTATTCTCATGAGTAACTTCTTGACCATCAGATGGTGTTGTTGGTAAATTTAATTCAGCCATTTTAATCCCTTATGTTATTTTCTTTTAATTAAATATTTATCCTGAAATGTAAGTCTCAAATTTTCCTGGGCCATATAGTCCATTTGAATGACCATAAAATGAATTTCCTATCACAACTGTTGCCCCATTTAGTGTAAAAGCACAGGCTATTCCAAATGAACCACCATTATCAGCATCACTATCTTCAAGTGTTTTTTCTTCGGCCCATGTTGTACCAGTTCTCTTAAAAATGTATGATCTACCAGAATTTTGTCCTCCCTGAGCGTTATCAAAAGGAGCTCCAATAACTACATGATTACCGTCACCAGTTAAATCCAAATTACGCCCAAAATGGTCACCATTTTGTATTCCATTGGCTCTAAGTTGCGCTTCCTGTGTCCAGGTTGTTCCAGATCTAGTAAAAATCCATGCATATCCAGGAAAATGACTATATTCATAAATCTGACCAACAGCTATTGTATTACCATCTGATCTGGATATAGAAATATTATGTCCAAAACCATCTCTAGCTGATCTCGTTGAAGGTACAATTTGTGCTTGATAACTCCAAGTTGAACCTGATCTTATCCATACATAAGCCTCACCCATATCGTTTCCAGAATAATGTAGTCCGGGTGAACCTATAGCTAAATTATTACCATCACTTGTTAAAGACACAGAGGTACCAAATCTTCCTGGGCTATTAGGCTGCCCACCAGATCCATCTTCTAATTTATGTTGTTCAGACCAAGTCGATCCTGATATTGTGTATATATAAACCTTGCTTACATTTTTTGCGCCAACTGCTAAAGTAGTTCCATCACTAGATAATGATACACCACAACCAAAATATGCACTGTTTGTAGCATCACTTGCAAAAATTTCTTGCTGCTGTGTCCATGTTGAACCAGATCTTGTAAAGATTAAAACAGAACCTGGACTATCATATGTTGGATGTTTCCTATTAGGAACTCCCACTGCTACAGTATTTCCATCACCTGTTATAGAAACAGATGATCCTGTATAATCATTTCCACCACCTAAGTCAGAACCACCTACATTTAAATCAATTCTTTGTTGGTTTGCCCATGCAGTTGATGCACCATTAGTTGAATATTGATATATTCTTTTAGATGATGGACCGATCAAGTAAAATTTACTCAAATCTCCATTAAATACAAAATCTGTTGCTTGAGTTTCTTGGGACGAAATTGTGAAAGAATGATGAGTATATATCTGTTGAGTTATATCAAATGGTATATTTAAACCGAATGACCAAACCTTAGAACCGTAACCCATAACATACATCATTGTTCCAGCAGTATTAAACCATATTCCTCCTGGAGAACTACCTGTTTGAGTTATGAATGAAAATGAGCCTCCACTATATGAAATAGTACTTAAATCAAAACCTGTTGTCAAATTATATACATAAATTCTACCATTGTTTGCTCCACCAGCAAACATTTTTGTTCCATCTTGACTAAAACCAAATCCCCGATTTGCTCCTTCTTGACCTGTAAGATCAAAATTAACTCCATTGTAAGATGCCGTACTAATATCGTATGCTACAGTTAAATTATGCTCAAACACTTTATCATTTGGATATACTTCACCACATACAAATAGTTTCAAACCATCATCACTCCATCTTATTGCAGTTAAAGTGATATTACCTTCTCCAGCACTTGAAGGTCCTGATTGGTAAGAATATTTCTTTTCATCATATGTCCTATTAGAATCTGTAATGTCATAAGGAGTGGTTAAACTAAATTGGTATATTAGATCATCAGATCCTTCAGAATTGTAAGCTGCAATATATAGTTTAGTACCATCTGCATTGAATAGTATAGATCTTGGATTTTGGATATCTTGATTATTTGATCCAAATGCATTCACTGAACTGGACCAATCTCCTGACGATATATTATCATAAGAAGCACTTCCTATTGCAGTTGTATAACCACCTTTTTCATAAACATATGCTGCTCCAGAGTTGTTTTTATAATCATCTTGATATGGAGCTCCAGCTATAACAGTACTACCATTATCTGATATTGCAACAGCGTGACCAAATTGATCAGTGTTGCCACCATTTGGGCCTGCAACTTTTGATTGATGTGTTCCATTTGCCCAATCAATTAACACTAAATCTATATTTACAGTTCCGTTTCCAATATTTACTCCATCTGTAGCTGATAAAGTAACAGTACCACCTGAAAATGCAGAAGATCCAGCTGTAATTGTTATTGTATTATTACCTGTATAATGTGCAACAGTAGCGTCTGATATTCCTGAGTTTGCTACTGTAACTGTAACTGGTGTTCCTTCTGGTTCATTTATTGTATATGTCACATCAATTGTTTCAGCAGTAGATGAAAAACTATGAGATGTTACACTCATTGATACTGATGGTGTTAAGTTCACAGCATCAATCTTTCTCCACTGTGAAGTTGATCTTATATACATATCTCCTGTTGCAGTTACAAATGCATGATCCCCAGGTTGAACTCCTGTTGACGGTAAATCTGATTCGTTAGCATATACTTTACCAGCTCCACTTGCTATTGATTGTAAAGCGACATTTGATGTTGTTCCATCTGCTTTAGAGAAAACCAATGTTGTTCCATCTACGGTGACACCTGAAACGGATGTATTACTAGCTGGTACAACTTGTTCAACTCTTCCTGCTAATGGTTGTCTGTTCCAGACATTTTTAGTTGAATCAAACGTAAATACACTATTTTCATGTGTAACTTGCTGTCCATTTGTAGGACTTAACGGTAAACTTAGGTTGGCCATGCTGGTTCCTTTATTTTGTGGTTATATTTTTGATTTTTGATAATATCCAATTTTGTATTGATTTAGCATACCAAGGTTGAGGCATATTCCACCCTATGAATGCACCAATAATGATCCAAAAGACTATATCTGTCATTGTGACGAACTCCAAAATATGTAGTGTTGATAATTATTATATGCACTTATTTATAACCATAATGATCTACATCTGGCCGATAATTGTGAATCTTTTAAATTTATTTTTAATGATATTTACCAATTATAGTAAATCTTAAACCTCTACTATCTTCTAATATATTGGTGTTTATTACTTCTGTATTATTAGGTAATTGCTCTTTAAAATCAATGAGATTACTAACACAATTAATATGTCCTTCAATGTCTCTCATATTATTTGATTGATAGGCAAAATAGGCATTGGTTTGAAGGTAAAGCTCTTTCATAGGTCGCATATGTTCACAAGACGTATTAATTATTAGATTTGCATTTTGTATTCTACCTAATCTATTTTCATTCCAAACATCACTTGTAATAAAATCAATATTGTTATAATGATTAAACAATCTATTTTTTGCTATACCAATAACATCTTTATCTTTATCAATTAGGGTAATTCTTTTCACATATTTAAAAGCAGGTATCAATATACTACCATACCAACCACCTAATATAACTATTTCACTATGACTATCAACTATATTCAAAACATCAACCATCCTAATTAATGTTTCTTTTGATTTAAATTGATTTGGACTAAATGAATCTAAAAGATCATCATTGTGCCTAGCTTCTGCCATTATGTTTTTAAATAATTGTACATCTATATCCATTTTATCGTCTACTTATTAAAATGTTTATCCAAATTTTCTTCTAATTTTTTTGTATCGAAAGAGACATCTCCTCCTGTTACAATCATGCATGCAGTATCTTTACTATGAAATTCAACAACTTGGAAATCATTAGTTTCAATATTATAATACATTACCATTGGTGTATTTGCATAATTTGTACCATCTGTAATTATTGATAACCCTCCCACTAAAGGTTTACTACCTATTTTTTGTAAAACATCTAAAATTTCTTTAGGTGTTGAACATTGTATAGGTTTATATCTCCATTGTGGGCCTTGTTGTTTAGGTTGATTATGCTCTGCTAGAGCAACAGTAGTAAATGTGATAGATAATAATAGTATAATAGCTTTTTTAAGCATTCTGTTCCTCGTATTGTTGTCGAACATCAATAAATTTGTGTATCCATTGATCCCTATGTTGTATAAAAACTTGCGGTTCATTAGTATCATTAGCTATTAATGTTACTAATTGTGTTATTGGTTCTTTAACTCTTTCTTCCCACATAACAGCATATGCTGATTCTTGCATAAAATAATTGCTAATCCATTCCTCTTTCTTTACCTTCATTGATGTTTTAAAGTCAATAATAGAAAGAACATTATTGTATTCTGCTATACAATCAACTGTTCCTGCACATTTCAAATAGTGTGAGTACAAAGGAGCCTCTAGAGCTCTAATGTTATTTATTTTACTTTTAATGATATCTTTTAGTTGAATGAAAAGAAAATTGTCTGAAGGCATAATTTTTTCCTCAGACAATTTATTTTCTAGATAATCTTCACACATCTTATGTACTGATGTACCTCGACGTGATGCCTTAGTAGTTATTTTTTTAGCTTTTATTTCTCCAACTCTATGTCGCCATTCTGTTATTGCTTTTTTACTTAGCTGTGACAAAACGGTCGTCACTGATGGATATGCTTGTCCATCCGGAGTCTGATATACTCTGCCCTTTTCCGTTGTGATACGTTTTAACTTCTCTAATGCCACTGTCGGCGGAATGTGATTGAATTTCATTCTTCAAATACTCTCTTGCTATAATATAATCTTTTACAAAACCCGATCTTACAATATCATCTATTTGAAACTCAACCATTTTCACTGATTTCATTCTTTTTAATATATTAATTGTACCTTTAAATCCTGTTTGCTCATTATTAAGGTCTGATTGTCTTATGTCTCCACATAAAATTAATTTTGAATTATCACCTATTCTCGTTATTAATGAATTCAATTCATGATCTGTCATATTTTGAAATTCATCTATTATTATAATTGAATTGTCTAATGTTATTCCTCTGACAAAAGAAGTTGACATAAATTCAATCATATTTTTATTTTTAATAATTTCATATGCATCACCTCTATCAAATAATTCATTTGTTATTTGTTTGTACGGTTCTTCATATACTTTAATTTTTTCCTTTTGATTGCCTGGTAAGAATCCCATATCTCTTGTTGGAACAACACTTCTAAATATACATACTTTTGTATATAAACCATCTAACACATCATGTATTGCGTTGTATAAGGAGATATATGATTTACCAGTTCCTGCATAACCATATAATACTAAATGTTTGTCGTCTGTATAATAATTGAAGGCTTTCTCTTGATTTTCTGTTTTAGGACTTATTTTCTTTAATTTTAGTGACTTCTGTTTCGATTCAAATCTATCATTATGTTTATTCAATTGCCTTCGTTCTCTTCTTGATAATCTTGACATTTGAGCAATCCTTTGTTAGAGTTAAAATTAATCACCTACGTTAACATCACCACTTCCTGTTGCTGTATGACCACATATCGTGTTACCATCGCCAGCATTACATACTGCAATTCCACCTATGAATACATTTTTAGAACCTGCAATAATATTTTGAGGGATATGAGGTAAAGGACCATGTCCTGCAACCCCATCCATATGAACTATAACTTTACTACCATTTGCAAATACACTCGATTGTGAAGGTATCAAATCTCCTCCAGAAGTATCAGCATCTCTTGAAATACCTGGCATTACTGCATACCTCCTCTAGCTTTCCATTTTTTAGCAAAATTATTTAATTTGACTTCTTTTGTAGACCGACCGCCAACTCTATCAGCTAATGCGGATGTAGGATTAGCTTGAGCAATACGTGATTGCAATTCATTCCATCCTCCATCTTTATTATTCATAGCACTTTTGTGACCTGAAATAAAGTTTGGAACAGATAGAGGTTTTTTTATATGAGGGTTTTCTTCAAGAAATGTTTCCATTTCCTTTATGGACATAAAAGTTTCCATATATTCATTTGTATCAGTATTATGAAATGTATATGTTGGCATAATACTATTTAGCTTTTTTAACAGCTGGTAACATGTTTTCAAATGTATCGGATACTAATTTATACGTTATATTTTTTATAGGACACTTTTTATCTTTCATAGCTACTAAAAGTTTTGCATCATCAGGGTGTACATATTCTAACATTTGTATAAACATTGTTTCTTTTTTAATTCTATGTATATTTGGATTACCACCAGACTCTGTTGTTAATAGATTATTTGCTTTTCGCATTTCTTTATATATAAGAGCCTCAGCATCAACTAATTCTGTAGGTTTGTATGGAGGTTCTCCTGCAGGAAGGTCGAACTGAGCTGCTGGATGAAAAGTAAAATGTAAATACGCTTGTAAATTAGGCACATGTTTAACATAATATTTTAAAGCATCACTTCTCTGTGATGCTGGTTTTTTTGATACATCTTGTAACATTTTTGTAAAAGTTGGTTTTGCCATTAGAATTCACCTATATGTTCCATTAAATTTTTGAGTTTATGCTGTACAAAGTAATTGAACAACTTATCTCTTTGATTGACATTAGTATTTATATAAGTATCAATAACCTGTTTCTTAATGTCCTCTGGTGTACAATTGAGATCAATAAGTGTTTGATTTCTAATCCAATTACGAGTTATTTCTTCGTTTACTTTAACATTTTCATTAGTAGACAATATCTCATCTAACATCTTTTTTCGAAGTGGTTTTTGCCTTCCTCTAACGAAACAGTCATCTCTTGATAATACGTTAGGAATTCCATCTCCACGATCTCCTCTTGCGATATGTTCTTGTAAATAAGAAATTGGATCTTCATGTTTAATCCATCTTTTTCTTATAGGATCATATTGAGATACATTTACATCAGTTTGAAGTTGAACAAAATCTTTATCGGCTGATAATATTAATATTACATTATCTTTTCTATATGTACAACACAAGGTACCTATAATATCATCCGCTTCAGCACCTTCTATCTGTATAATTTTATATGGAAAGTTATCAACAAGCTCTTGCTTAATCTTATTTAATGTCTTAAATATATGGGTCCAATCTAACTCAGACTTTTCTCTGGCTTTTTTTCTATGAGCTTTATAATATGGATAAAAATCTTTTCTCCAATATTTCTTATCATCACATGCAAATACTAATTCACCGTAATCATCACCAAATTTTAACTTAAAATTCCTTATTGAATTGAGTACCATATGTCTTAAAAGACTCTCCTCAATCTCAATGTTAGTATGATTGCCAATCTGAGCCATCAAATTAGCAATCATTACTTGATTCATATCAACTATAATCATCTATTTCTCCATCTATAATATACTTTAGTATACTTTATAAATGGATATAGGTCAACTAACTTATTACGTGATTACGTGTGTTAATTAATTTATGCACATATTCACGATGCTTATTTTGTATTAATTTTTTGAATTGATATAGTGTGAAATTGTTCATTCAACACCCTCCTCTTTAATTTAAAAGTTAGGTGCGTTCCTTCGGTATTATTACCTACTTCCGTCCTTGTTGGATGAACGTATATCTATTTATCTATTTTATTTGTAGGAAGCTGTTTCATTTTAATTAATTTTTGCTTAACATCAACTATATTTTCATTACCTATTAAATCAATTATTAATGTAGTAATTCCAATATCGTGATCCAATATAGCCATTTGTTCATTTAAATGGATTAATTGTTTTTTATAATATTCTAATTCTCGTTGCTTTCTTAATCTTGATTCTATTAAGTCTGCTAATGATATGATTTTAGAGCTCATACTGCAAAACTTTCTCCGCATCCACATGATGCAACAGAATTAGGATTTATTACCTTTAGATAAGATCCCCCCAATTCATTAACATAATCAACTGTACAACCTATTACAAACATTTCACAAACTGGATCCAAAACAAGTATATCATCTATTGGATCACTCCATTTAACATTAGGCCATTTTGATTTGAAATCCCAAACGTATGTCCATCCACTACATCCACCACCTTTGACTCCTAATGTGACATAGTCTCCAGGAGTAGCTACTTCTTTTAAATATTTTTTTGCATTTTCAGTTAGCTTAATCATTCTCTGTTTCATCATCTCCGAATGCAAATCTTATATCCGAATCTTTTGATTTCATTTTTGAAGCATATTCTTGCAAAGGATGAGCTAAACCAACTCTTCTGGCCATTGTAGATTTAATGCATTCGTGGATTAACAGCATATCATCCTTAAATCCCTCATCTTTAGATATATCGACACCTAAAACTTCTAATTCTGTAAACACTCTTAGAGATACATCTACAGATAGATTTCTAATAAACGATGCTCTTGTTTTAGCAATAGACATCGACATTTCTTCTAAAGATTGAGGCGGTGATGCTTGCTTGTGCTGTGGAAATAAAATTATATTAGACATATATCCTCCGGTGGTATATTTATCTTTTTATTCTTTTTCTCTTAGATGTTTTATTATATAAATTAGGATTATCTTCTATAGCCATCTCAAGTGTATATAATCCAATATCGTCATAATGTGTGTTTATAGTTCTCTTAACTGTTCCATCAGAATTGTAAGCCTTTGCAACACAAACATATTTTATATTATTTTGCTGATCCACACCATATTTTGGATCAATCCAATCCCCATGTCTTATATAATATTCCATATGCTTAATGTACCCATCAACACTTGCTAATTTTGCTATAGAACTTTTTACGTTTCTTCTAACTGAAGCTCTCAATTCATTTCTAACTTCTTTATTAGTTTTAATCCAACTCTTTACATTTTTTAAACATAAAGCGTCTGTTTCTGATTTTGCAACAACTGTATGATGAACTCCATAATGAGCTTTATCTGGATTTTTATTCCTTTTTGCCTCTCTAGCTTTCGCCAATCTTTCTACTAATTTAGCTTTAGTTTCTTCACTGATATTTCTTTTTTTTGTCACAAAACAACTCCATTAATATACTTCTTTAATTTTATCTGCGATACCATATTTTATTGCCTCTTTTGCACTTAACCAAACGTCTTGAGGTGGAAGCAACACCTCTCTAATTTTCTTCTCATTTAGACCTGTACATTTTTTATAATGTTCAATCATACGCTCACTACTTAGCTCAAACTCTCTGACTCTTGCAAATAATTCGTGTTCTTTTCCTCCAGAACCCCAACTATATTGGTGCGACAAAATACTTGTATTTGGTGTAATAATTCTTTTGCCCTTTACGCCACTCATAAATGTTAATATTCCACAACTAGCAATAAGACCTAATCCTACAGTTTTGATAGGAATAGCACTTCCTTTTATAGTGTCTATTAATGCAAAAGCACTATGGACATCTCCTCCAGGTGAATTGATTATTAATGTCAATTCTTTAGCTCTAGAACTCTTTGATGCTAAATTTTTTTCTATAATCCAACTTACAATTGGTTTTGTCGATTCCACTGTAAATGCATCTGCCATATAATATATTCCAGCATCCCACATTAATTCGCCTGGTGCTTTAGGCATTTCGCTTTTTTTCATTATTACCTCTGTTTTTTTAAATATTTTTGGTAAGGAAAATCATAAAATATTAATTCAGTTTCCTCGGTGTTTAATCCATTTTTCTTTTTTCTAAATTTACCAACTTGTCTTACTCCAGTAGTTTCTTGCTTTTGAGACATACTATTAAGTTTTTCTTTGTTGTCTTTAGTGTTTTTTATGCTATACAATCTAGTACCTTCTGTGTCCAAGACAAACAATTCAATACTCTTTTTTGTTTCTATATGGTGAAGATAAGTCCATTCACCTTTTGGAATACTAGGATATGGTCTACCAAAAATTTTTTCTATGTCTATTGTAAGAGCTGCTAATGCTATAAAACTTGTAGGCAATAATATCAAAGATATTTTCCAATTAACTCTAAGCCATACAGCTATGCATAATATTAGTACTAATATAGGCCAACCTATAATATGATAAACCCAAGTATCAAACCAATCTAAACTATACATTAATATGCACTTTCTACTAACGATTTGTTAACAATTTTCTCTTTAGTACCCCAATTAATATCTACAACTTTTTGATTGTCATCTACAAAAAATGTCATTACACCTGCTTCCTCACCTCTTGTTTTCATTGTTATTGTTTTAGTACCAAGGAATTGATAGTTTTTTATACTCATAAATTTTACTACAACATCCATAGGAATTGTACCTTTATGTAAAGCATATAAATGTAATGTAACAATGTATCTACCTTCAAATAAATTGGTAAAATGTACTACTTCTTGATTTTTATTGTAAATAAGTTTACCTTGGTATGTATCATTACCGCTGCCAATATCATCTTTTTCTAAATGCATTCCAGGTTGTGTTTTTTTTGTAAAACTTACAATATTACCTTTAGGATCTTTTACCCATATATCTATATCTAATTTACTTTTATCATCCCAATCTATAACAATCATTGCCAAGTCAGGAGGATCAACTTTACCTTTGTCTGCAATAGGATTGATCAATATATATGCTATAAAGAATAAGAAAACGAATCCAACTAGCATGTTAAATAGAAGATCAATAAATCCAAATGTTGTTAAGTAACGCTTACTATTTTTTGACATTATGACTTTCCAACAACATTAACTGACATTTCAGATGAAGACTACTTGTTAATCCTATAAGTGTTGTTGTCAAGGCTGTACTCATCCCTGTTGCCATTTGACCTAATGATGATGTTAATGATTCTGTACTTGTAACATCAATACCTTCAAACGATGAGTATAACATTAGTAAAAATCCACTTACTGTTCCTATCAAACCAACAGTAATCATACTTTCAGCTGTAAACCACAATAACTCATCATATATTCTATTAGGTTTAAATATTTTATATAAAATACATCCTGATGCAATTGACCATATAGTTAATATTAAAAAACTCAATTTAGTTTGGTCAGCTTTATACAATGCATTCCATAAATTAAACATTTGAATTACAAAAAATGCAAAGATTGTGCATGTAATAATAGCTATCCATTTATAAAGTAAGTCTTTATCCATTTTGTGGACCTTTCATGTCAGTATACTCTCTTCTGTATTTATGAATTGTATCTGGAGATTCTTTGTTTGCAAAAATTAAAATATCTTTACTTATATCTATCTCAATATAAGCTCTTTTATCGTGTACAGGATGAATAAAATCTGGTTCTCCCCAGATTTTTTTAGCTCTATTGTACTCGTCCCCTCTAAACCCTATAAAGTGGATTAGACCCATACTCATCACTATAATCCTCTACAATATGGTATTGTTTATCTAATATCTTAGAAGCGTTCCTAGAGTTTATTGACTGCCTAAACATCCATTTAAAATCCTTATCTGCAGCTGATATAGAATCGTGCTTACCAGTTTCAAAATTAATTGTATGATGTCTGCCACCTGGAGTTACATATTTAACCGAAGCAGTAAGTTGTATTTTATTTTTCATTTTGTATCCTTTTATTATTTTTATCACTATAATTATAATCACATATAAACTAATAAAGGTCAACAATTATTTTGAATATTTTTTAAGAACATCATAATAATTTTTTGTCAATTCAGCATGATCTAATTTCAATAATTCGTTCTCAACTTTCAACTTTTGTATCATTGCTAGTGCTTCACTTAGATTCATTTAATACTCCTTTCAGCATTTGTTCCCATTGATGTTTTCTTATTTCCCATGAATAAAACGAATCAGCATACGTTTTAGTCATTTGTATTCTATGTTGTGCCTGCTCGGTATTTACAATTTTTATTGCCTGGATTAAGTTTGCAGCAAATTTATTAGCATGCCTTGGTGGATCTTCATCCCATTGATACATATGTGTCCAGTTTGCAGCTGTCTCTGGTAGA